TCATAATTCATCCCTACGGCAGGGATTGACGGCCCTGATGATGTAGAGGCAGCACCCAATTGTGCGCTAATTTCTTCAATCGTTAAGCTGTTATCTTGTAATACTAAGTCAGTCATACTTATTCCCTTAAAAGTGAACTTACATTATACATTAGTTAAGCGCGGTAATCAAACATATTCTTCCTGATCTAGCCAGTTTTTACCGCGACTTATTTCTATGTCGAGCGGCACGACAAGGGAGTAACCGAACCGCTCTTTTGACTCTTCGCTGACTTTAGTCATGGCCTCTGTAAGAACTTCTCTGACCTGATCCACCTCATCAGGATGTGTATCGGACACCAAACTATCGTGTACTGTAAGTATCAGTTTTGATTGTAGTTTTCTCTCCTTAAACAGCCTAAACGCCCTGATACACGCTAATTGAACTAAGTCTGCGCTAAAGCCTTGGACTGGATAATTTAGTATCTGCGTGGCATTTGATACTCTGTCTGCTTTGGTTCTAGTGACATTCGGCCAGAAATACTGACGCCCGCTAGGTGTGGTTACTGTGCCATCTTTTAAGGTGCCATTCATTAGTGACTGATGCCAGCCGTATATACCCTCGTATATCTCATAGAAACGGCTAAAGTATGCCTTGATATGCTCAGGTTGACCGGCTCCAGTGCCTCCAAATAGGGGCTGGAAGCTGGCCCACTTATGACCCTGCCGCTCATCCTTGCTGACTTCGTTAGGCGACTTCTGTAGACAGATACTTGCAGTCTGTCTGTGGATGTCCTTACCCTCTAGTACGTCTGCCAATCCTTGACTGTCTCTCGACAACTCACACGCCGTTCTAAATTCAAGCGCGGAGTAGTCACTTTCGATCAAGAGACCGTTTGGGAACCTACTGACAAAGCACTTACGAACTGGAAAACCTCTCTTAGGCTGGTTCTGTAAGTTCAGCGACATACCGCCGCCACTCGACAGTCTACCCGTAGAGGCAATGCACTGATTGAAGTTTGCATGGAGAAACCCGCTTGCGCGAGTACCCCTCTTAATACCAGCCACAAAGCTATCCAGATAAACAGAGACCGCACTAAGGCGAGACAGCTTAGTCAGGAACTCTACGGCTGTAGCATTATCCTTGCGCTCTGCCTGTTCAATCAGACGCTGTATAGTAACCTTGTCAGACTTAAACCCGCCGATACTGGCATCGTAGGCTGTACTAGGAGCCATCTTCAGGCCAGCAACTACTCCAGTCGAGGTGTATATCGCTCCTACGCCATTACATACAGCACACCGTGACCTATTCTTATACGGATCACCCTGCACACGATACTTCTTACCTAACTTAGTCTTCGTCTTAACCTTGTACTTCTGGATAGTACCGTTACCAGCACAGTCAGGACACTGCGAGGCAGACTGCTTCATCACAACTCTGGTGGTGGTCCGTACTGCGTCCACAAACTTATTAGGATACTTGATGAACTCAAACGGCGGTCTGAGTGACTTACCGGCTTCGTTGGTTCCGATGTTAAACGTCTGCTTGTGTATGGCCTTGTCGATGACTTCCCGCGAGTAGATAACTCTGGTCATATCATCGCCAGAATTTAGATTAATAGGCGTGTCACCCATCACCTGTTCGACAATTCGCTTCAGGTCTATCTCTAGAGAGGCCTTCTCTTCGGTAAACTGCGCCTCAACTTCTGCCAGAGCATCCCTATCGATCTTGACCCCGTTCATCTCTATCTCGCAGAGAAACAACAGCATCTCATTCATAAAGGGGATGACCTTTTTAAGGCTGAGATTATGCTCACGGGCTAGGATGTCTTGCTGGGCAATATACAACTCACCACAGGCCTTAACGTCAGCCTCTGCGTACTCGACTACCACATCCAACGGCATCTCAGAAAAGCATGTGCCGCCTTTAAATAGCTCATCGACTAAGTCAGACTTCTTTAAGCTCTCAGTCTTACGCCGCAGCGCACTCTCCTTCAGACTGAGCAGTCTACGCTGGCCCTTGGCTAACAGGTACTCGGTTATCATCGTGTCTCTGACGATAGGCGGTAACTCAAAGCCCATCTCTAAAAGCCACTCAGCATCGAACTTCACGTTGTGGCATATCATGCCGTCTGCTTCAGCGAGGTGCTGCTTCAGGCGGTCTATACCATCAGGCGAGTGTAGTTCTTTGTGATGCCACAGGTCTGTGTGAACCTCATCTACAGTCTCCAGCCCAAGCCAGCCGTAGTGAGCAGACACACACCGATTATCGGGGTTCTTAGGGCTGTTATCTATACGGCCATCTATTCGCTTAACCGTTGTCTCTAAGTCCAGTACAAGCCATTTCACCACGGTGGCTCCCCATTCTCATCCAACTCTGGACGTTTAAATGAGAGGTCACGCACTACAGGCTGTGGCTCAGGCTCAGGGTTAATTACGCCAACTTCTTCCAGAAGAAGCGCAAGGTGCGGCGGCAGATCATCACACTTCATAGCGAGAGGTCTGTGAGTTCAGGTTGCAGAGAACTGTACCGTGCCAGCCACTAATCTTATTCTTCATCACTGTGATCCATCGACTAGGATCATCAGGATTATCAGGATCATTCATTCGGCCTATGCCCAGCATGACATCACTCTCAGCGGCCTTACCCAGCTTACTGCCTTCCATCATGGACATAGTGATACGGGTCTTGCCTTCAGCTTCAGCCGATGCTTGGGATAGTCCTAGTATAGCGCAGTCAAACTTCTTAGCGGCCTCACGCAGACGGTAGTAGAGTTCTCTCAGGCGTTCATGCCCAGAGTTAAATTGCTGAGTGAGTGCAATCTTGTCGGCCATATCGACGATAACAACATCGAACTTCTTCTTATTCAGATAAGCCTCAAGCATCTGGATATCCCAGCCTTGAGCATCAACAAAGGTCAGCCTCTCCTTTATACCAGCATACCGTGCAGCGGCTCCACGGCTGTCAAAAGCAATCTCATCCTTAGTCATACCAGTGTAGGCTTGCACCGCACGTAACTTAGTACGCTTACCAATCTCTTCATTGGCTATGTAGCCCACTCTAGCACCTTGAGCGCAGAAACCTGCCGGTGCAGCACACAGACTAATAGCAAAGGCAGTCTTACCGACATTACTGTAGGCAGCTATTACACCAAACTCTCCTCTACCAATTCCGTAGACTTCTCTAGAGAGTGTGTCGATGTTGAACTTGAAACGGTTATCATTACTGACAACGGCCAGTAGTTCATCGATGTCATCAGTTACTTCATCAGCAAAGTCATCAGGCATGTAGCCCTCAGAAACACGGTCTAGAAGAGACTTTAGTAAGTCCATTGCAGACGCATCACCCTCAGACATCTTTATGCCAAGGGTGGCTATGTCTAAGCCTATATGCTGACGCCACAGGTTTTCGATGACATCGACAGCCACTGCATCATCGATCACTTCGGCATTGGATACTGAATTGATTAGGTCTTGAATATCGGCTGTCCAAGCACCTGTGCTAGTAGGATTGTTGGCCTTCCAGTAGCTGAATAGCTCTAGTGGGGTGAGGTCTTTATCGAATGTATCATGCATCGATACGATGGTTGTGTAGACTTCTTTGAGTGTATCATCAAAAAGTGAGGGTCTAAGCTTTGCCTTATTTTCGCTATAGAACGAATTACTGAGGCAGCTTTTAAGCAATGATTGGTCCATTTAACTCTTTCGGCTGTTAACGTATTAATAAGATGTTATTGTAACACAGCCAATAGAATAAAAAAAGCCCCCGCCGAAGCGAGGGCCAAATTTCTTTTTCGTTTAGTTTTAGTTAGTTAGCTCGGAACTTCATCTTATTCAGATCAACGGCTCCGGGTTCACCTCGACGTTCCCTAAGCTCAACTTGATAGTGTACTACGCGTGGATTGCCCTTGCAGTAATCTGCTATCAGTTTTTCCAATGCTACTTCTTCTGCGGCGGCTTCCTTGAAGCCCCCATCGATCTGCATGTCAATAATAGCTATGCCTCTAGCTTTCATTTTACCATTCCCTTTTTTTTAACGTCTGTATTGGTATCGTAGACGAATACTTGATCTCGCAGCCGATTGCCTGCGCCTATATTAAATTATGTTAAGCGGAATGCTGGTGGAGCTAGGGGAACTATTGGGCTGCACCAAACATCTATACCCGCCCAATCAGAAGTAGTTCTGAGAACTTTCTTACTAAGTATGCGGAGATACTTTCTGTAGTGAGCGCCGTAGGACTTTTTAAGATAAGAACCTGTCCAGTGATGTGTCACAAGGCCTATATGAAGTGACCTCATAAATTCAAATTTCTCACAGTTCATTACTAAACACCTCTACAAGCTGGTTAACTGATAGGTTTTTTAAATCCTTAGAAGTAAACCTAATCAGTAAGCTTTTATCTATACTCCTGCCTATTGTTATAGCGCTAGACGAAGCATCTTTGTCAAGGACCAAATAACAAGCATCGTATTTATTTAGCGACTTTTTTAAGCAATTACTTACGCGAGTACCTAGTAAAGCTATCCCTACAAAGCCGTTAATTCTGCTCACAGAGCATGCCGAAGGAGTATCCTCTACAAGCACGGCTGTTGATCCAACACCTACGTGTATGCCCTCTTCCAGCACACCGTAAGAAAGCCACTTAGGTCCATACTTCTTTAGTGATCTACCTACAGCGCCTGTGTCTGTACAGAATAGTACTCTGTCCTCTGCCGGTGCATAGCGAACATCTATGTATCCAGTCTCATAAGCCTCTAGGCTGTTGTTCTGCTCTAGATAGTCGAGTGCTGGCTGATGATTACGGGCTGGAGTAGTGATCGAAGGGATAGGCTTTGGCTCTCTAGTCTTTTGCTGTACAGCATCTGCTAGATAATTCTTAGCGGCCTGTAGACTTCTCTTGCCTTGGTATATGCCTTTGCCATTGCATGAGGCTCTAAAGCAATACCACTTTAGCTGG